CTGATGGAACCTTATGGGCTTGGGGATTTAATGGTAATGGACAACTAGGAGACAATACAGTAACACAAAGACTCACTCCCATCACCACATTCTCTGGAGGAACCAACTGGAAACAAGTTTTTTGTGGATATGGACATATTGCAACAATCAAAACAGATGGGACATTATGGATTTGGGGATTTAATAATACTGGACAACTAGGAACCAATATAGTAGGAGGAACAACCAATCGATCAACTCCAGTCACCACATTTTCTGGAGGAACCAACTGGAAACAAGTTGCTTGTGGATATAGATATACTGCAGCAATAAGAACTTCTGATGATCTTCAAGGTATCTAAATACTTCAAATACATCATTTCATATGAATCCACTTGAATTGGTTGCAAAGACACTATATTCATTTAAAGAACACCAATTAACTTTTGAATTACTGGATGCTTTTGGAAAAAGAGCCCAAGTATTTCAGCAATATGATGAGATTGCAAAGTGCTTTTTTGAACTCAAAAACTTCTCCAAAGCAATTGAGTATGGAGAAAAAGGACTCAAATTAGCACAAACAAAAGAAGAAAAATATACAACAGCAAAAAACCTGATTAATGCTTATAATCAGTCAAACCATCCAGAGAAATCAATCACACAGATTGAAAAACTAAAAAAACAAAATCCTCAAGATACTGAACTTCTTCTTGAGGAAACTTTTGCTTATTCTGCAATTAATCAAAAAGAAAAATCAGAAAAACTTTTATTCAATCTTCTTCAAAAGAAACTACCAGAAGAAATTGAAAGAAAAGCATATCACAACTTATCAGGACATTATTTTCGCAAGAATGATATTCATACAGGACTTCAACATTTCCTTAAAGCAGGAGAAGTAGAAGCATATAAGAATAGAAAACTTCCTGAGTATGAGAAGTGGGATGGAATCATTACACCTGGAAGAACAATTATTGTAGATAATGAATGTGGTGCTGGTGATGAAGTGATTCATATTAGGTTTATGAAGCATCTCAAAGAACTTGGAATGAAACCTATTTGGAGTTCAACCAGAAAAGAACTTGTAGAACTCTTTCAGCATAATGGTTATGATGCTGTTTGTGTTTATGATAATCCAGAGTTTCCAAAAGATGCCTGCTGGGTTTATGGACTTGCACTTCCTTATTATCTCAATCTATCAATAGAAGATTTAGGAAGAGAACCTTATCTTCAAACTATTCCAAAGTATGATGAAAAGTGGAAATGGATGCAGGAAGATACTGGATACAAAATTGGAATGTTCTGGGCATCTAGTTCTGGGTTTGAACAGAACTCATTTAGAAGTGTAGAACTCAAAGACTATATGAGTGTTCTTGGAAATAAAGGATACTCACTTTATTCACTACAAACTCATAGTGATAATAAGGATGCTGATGAGTATCCAGAAATTAAACAATCACTATCAGTTCAAGGTAGAGAATTTGCTGATACATTTTCTATTATTAAGAATCTTGATATGGTTGTAACCTCTTGTAGTTTTGTAGCACACGTTGCAGCATCAATGGGAAAAGAAGTCTGTGTCTTTGTTCCTATTATGGAATATTATGTTTGGACAAGTTCAACAGGAAAATCTATGTGGTATGGGGATAATGTTCATCTATTCAGACAAAAGAAACCAAGAACTTGGGATGCCCCTATTAAAGAGTTTGGAGAGTTTATGAATGATAGAGGAGTATGATTTATCTTTTCTGAATCTCAATACTATTAAGAGTAAACTTTTACAGATAGAAACCAATTCTCACGGTCTTGTAAGCAAAGGTGCTTCTACTTACAATCACGGAATGCCTGTTCTAATGTATCCAGAACTGACTGGATTAAAGAATACCATCAAACAATATGTCAGATTATATTGCAATAAGTATGAGATTCCACCACTCAAGTTTATCAACAGTTGGTTCAATATTTCACAACCAGGAAATAAACTCAAGGCACATAAGCACGAAGAAAGTATTGTAAGTGGAGCATTTTATATTTCTGGAAAAACTCCTTTGATATTTCCAGATACATCAATCAATCCTTATCCGGGATTATTAGTCATCTTCTCAAGTGATTTGGTTCATTATACAGAAGAAGAAACAGAAGAACGAATTATTATTAGTTTTAATACAGATTACCTATGAAATTTCATACATTTTATACAGATAACCTTCCTAAGCAACTGATAGAAGACCATAAAAAAGTTTGTAATCACATAGGTATTGAAGTTGAATATCATAGTGAAGAATTTACTGATTATGACGGCGTTTATACTGCTCACGGAAAGTTTATGACTTCTGTGATGGAAAAGGAAGAGGTTGCTTGTTTTCTGGATATTGATTGTCTTCCTCACAATAAAGAACTTCTGGAGAAATCATATTCCTGGGCAGTAGAAAATGAATCATTTGTAGGTAATGCTCAAAATATTTCTCATACACAAATGAGGAATCATATCTATGCTGCTGCTTCTTGTTTAATTGTAACAAAAAATGCCTGGAATGCATTAGGCAATCTAGACTTTTCTTGGTTTATGCAGAATGGAGTGCAGATAGATACAGCACAACTTTTAACTTTAAGAGCAGACCAAATTGGAATGTCTTATCAGTTAATGTACCCAGTTGGTTATGATGGTTCAGAAGAATATAAACTTTCTGGTTATGGAATGTATGGAACAGGAACTCTATATCCAGCAACCTGGCATTATTTTAGAATTAGTAAATTCAAAGATTCAATTCCAGATCTTTGGACAACTCGTGTAAATAATATATTAGAAGACCAAAAAATCATTCCACATCATTCATCGTGCTTTTATGAACTATAAATTTTTGTTTATTGTTACATCATCTATTATTCCTTTTAAAGTTGGAAGTTTTCATTCCCCAGAGGAAAGATTTGGGCAGACACTAGATACAATTAAATCTATAAGAGAAAGAGTTCCCAATTCTATTATCTGGATTACTGAAAGTTCTTCCGTAGAACTTCCAGAAGAATATTCTAAGGAATTGATGAAGCAAAGTGATTATTATGTAGAACATTATGATGATGACATTCTTCGGCAACTTTATGAAAATTTGAATAATTGCCCAGAAAAGTTCGATTTTGGCAAGTCACTTTTAGAAACGAGATCTTTATTTAATACTTTTACTCAGATAGGAGATTTGAATTTCACAAGAGCCTTTAAGATTTCTGGTAGATATACCTTAAATGATGAGTTTAATATTGATGATTATGAAAGTAGAATATTGAATAATTATTATGTGATGCAAGTTCATATTATGAAAAATGATATGTTTAATCTTCTTTGTGGAATAGAAGGGCAAGTCACTACAGGATTATGGTCTTTTGACAAAAGTTTATTAAATGAAACTATTCAAATGTATCAAAAGTGCTTCTCTTACATGGATACGATGATGTCTTATACTGGAGGTATTGATATTGAACATTCAATTTATAAATGGATCGATCATAAAAAAATAATCAGGGTTCCTTTTCTTGGGGTGAATAGAAATCATGGACCAAATGGACAGGTGTATCCAATATGAAAATCGCAATCTTTTATCATACCTTTCAATCTGGTATGAGTGCTTTTGTTTATCAATCTCAAATTCATAGGTTGTATTGTTCTGGACTGATTGATGCTGCCGATTATATTCATATTGGTGTGAATGGAAATCAAGAAATGTTTAATGTTCCAGAAAAAGCAAAAGTGGTTTATAATACTAACTGGAAAGAAGAAACAGAAACTCTAATCGCACTCAAGAACTTTGCATATGAAAACCCAGATTATAAGATTTTATATTTTCATATGAAGGGAACTAGTAAAGAAACTCTTGTTGCCAATTCTTGGAGATTGATGATGGAATATTTTGTAATTGATAAATGGAAAGAATGTGTAGAGTATCTAAATGATTATGATTGTGTTGGACAGACATTCAAACCACTAGGGCCAACTATATGGGGCGATGGGTCTATTACTTCTAATGAGGGTATAAGTTGTTATTGCGGAAACTTCTGGTGGGCAAATGCATCTTATATTCAAACATTAGACCATAATTACTTGAATACTGACTATCGTTTTGATAGAGAGTTCTGGATAGGAACCAATAAGAATGCAAAAGCAAAATCCTTTATGGAATATGGGCAAGATGATTATGTTGCAGATAATCATCCAATTCCATTAAAGAAAGGTATAAGTGATTATGAACCTTATACACATTACTTTAGAGAGGTAGAATACTTATGAGACCTTGTGGAGATTGTACTGCTTGCTGCAGTTGGTTAGTTGCCAATATCTATGGTTGGGAAATTGGTGGAGGAAAGTCTTGTAGATTTTTGGAATGTAATGGATGTGGAGTTCATAAAGCAAGAGCAAAGGTCTGTGAGGGATACTTTTGTGCTTGGGCTCAAGAGTTGCTTCCAGAAGAAATGAGACCTGATAAATGTAAAGTTCTTGCCTCTGTTGAAAATAATGAGAATGGACAGTATTTGAGATTGACTTTAATGGAAGAAGAAATAAATACAGATATATTAGAATATTTCAAGGAGTGGAGCATTAAAATGAACACTCCAGTTTTGTATTTAAATAATCATATCTGGGAAGTTCTCTAAAATGCCTGTTTTTTATAACTATACAGAAAACGGAGTAGCATATTCTTTTGATGATGTTTTTGTACCTGCTGATGCTTTTAGACAAGGGAACTTGTGGTCTTGGGGATCTAATTCTTACGGAAGACTGGGAGATAATACACAAGTCAACAGGTCTACTCCAGTCACTACACTTTCTGGTGGAGCAAACTGGAAACAAGTTTCTTGCGGAAGATCTCATGCAGTTGCAATCAAAACTGACGGGACCTTATGGTGTTGGGGACGTAATGATTTTGGACAATTGGGGGAAGTTGGTACATTTCTAAAACTTTCTCCAGTCACAACATTCGCGGGAGGGACTAACTGGAAACAAGTTGGTTGTGGATATAATCATACAGCAGCAATAAAAACAGATGGAACCTTATGGGTTTGGGGTCGTAATATTTCCGGGCAACTAGGAGACAATACAACAACCCAAAGAAACACTCCAGTCACAACATTCGCGGGAGGGACTAACTGGAAACAAGTTGCTGGTGGATATGGGCATACAGCAGCAATCAAAACTGATGGGACTTTATGGACTTGGGGAAGTAATGGTTCTGGACAACTAGGAGACAATACAACAACCCAAAGAAACACTCCAGTCACAACATTTACCGGAGGAAACAACTGGAAACAAGTTGCTTGCGGGCAAGATTTAGCTTTCCAATCAACAGCAGCAATCAAAACTGATGGAACCTTATGGACTTGGGGAAATAATGCTAATGGAGGTCTAGGAGACAATACAACAACCCAAAGAAATACTCCAGTCACAACATTCGCAGGAGGAACTAACTGGAAACAAGTCTCTTCTGGTGGTAGTGCTACATCAGCAATCAAAACTGATGGAACTCTATGGGTTTGGGGACGTAATTATAATGGACAATTGGGAATTAATAATACAAGTCAAAGAAACACTCCAGTCACAACATTCTTAGGGGGAACCAACTGGAAACAAGTTTCCACGACAAATGTGTCAAATGCAGCAATCAAAACTGATGGAACTCTATGGAATTGTGGATGGAATAATCAAGGTCAACTTGGAGATAATACAGGAACTCAAAGATTGATTCCAGTCACAACATTCTTAGGAGGAACCAACTGGAAACAAGTTTTTAGTTCAACTAATAGCACAACAGCAATCACATACATAGACGATTACATCTAAATTATTTTATCATTATGAAAACATTATTCTTTCTTTCTGGTCTTCCAAGATCAGGTTCTACTTTACTTGGATCAATTCTTTCACAACATCCAAAGTTACAAGCAACTCCAACATCACCACTTGCAGATTTACTTTGTTGGATTGATGAAGGTTTTTCTAAACTTGATCTTCAATACACTTATGATAAGCAACAAATTCAATACAATACTTACAATTCTATTCTAGAAAACTTCTATAATCACATAGAGAAACCTTGTATTCTTGACAAACATCGTGGTTGGTGTAAGAATGTACCTTCTATTGAAAAGTTTCTACATCAAACTCCAAAAATCATAGCAACCAATCGTAGAATAAGTGAAGTTCTTGCTTCTTATATTTTACTCATTCAAAGAAATAATGAAGCAGATAATTTTGTAGATGCTCATTTGAGAAGAGAAGGAAAAGAAGTCAATACTGATAATCGTATTGAATGTCTCTGGAAGAATTATGTCTGCGATCCCTATGAAAGCTTGGTTTATGGATTAACGTATAATCGTTCAAATATTCATTTGGTAGACTATAACGATCTTACACAAAAACCAGAAAGAGAATTGAATAAAATCTATGAGTTTCTGGGAATAGAAACACATTCACATGATTTTTTCAGTATCTTTAACACTTGTGCCGAAGAGAAAGATCATGAATGGGGTATTGATAATCTTCATCAAATTCGTTCAAAACTTCAAAGAACTTCACCACCTCCCGAAGAAGTGATTGGTGAAGAAAACACTAAACTTTATGATAAATTTAATATATGATTGAAGTATTTTTAAGACATTGTTATACATCCAAAGTTAATCTTTCTGGAGCAAATCGTCCAGATTGGTGGGATAAAGAAAAAGTATTCCAAAATTTCAAGAACACTCTCAACCCAGAAACTACCAACTATACAATCATCTTTGATGAGTGTTATGGAAAACAAGAAGACACTTTCCTCAAAGATGAAAGTTCAATCGCAATTAACTGTGGTAAAGAAAGTTCTAGTTTTTGTAAGACACTAGACTATATTCTTTCCCAAGACTTTGATGATGATACAATCATCTATTTTCTTGAAGATGACTATGTACACCGTCCAGAATGGGATAGGGCTCTCATAGATGCATTTACCCTCCCAGTTCAGTATGCAACATTGTACGACCATGGAGATAAGTATCAGGAGATGTATAAGGACTTTATGACTAAAGTTCTGACAACAAAATATTCACACTGGATGCCAACCCCTTCAACAACAAATACGTTTGCTGTTAAATTTAAAACACTCAAAGAAGATAAAGAAATTCATAGACACTTCTCAACTGGATTTGAACCTTCTGCAGACCACGGTAAATTTTTAGAACTACATAAGAAAGGAAGGAATTTAATCTCAAGCATTCCTGGTTATTCTACACATTGTCATTCGCAATTTTTATCACCTTGTATTGATTGGAGCACATACTTATGAAAGTAACATTATATGCAATTGCAAAGAACGAAGAAAAGAATATTGAAAAATTTCTCAAGAATACAAAGAAGTTTGATGATGTAGTTGTAGTTGATACTGGAAGTACAGATGATACAGTTCAACTACTGAAGGATTCTGGTATTAAAGTTTATGTGCATCCACAAACTCGTGAAGAGTTTGATTTTTCAGTTGCAAGAAATCAGGCACTTTTTTATGTAGAAACTGATTGGGCATTTGCACTTGATTTTAATGAGGATGTTGATGAGTTTCATCCAGAAGGATTTGGTGTAATTGCAGATGAATTCACTACATTCCGTCATTTAAGATATGATGATAATGGAACTGATGAACCCGTTCAATCTAATGAGGTTCATGCTCGTTTTCATAGAACTAAGAATTATACTTGGGTAAATGCAGTTCATGAAGTTCCAAATTTTATTCCAACAGAAGAGTATCCTAATGAAGTTGGTGTAGATACAACGATTAAAATTACAAAGAAGATTAATAAGACTGTAGATAAGGAATTATTCTACTTTAATATTTGTGAACGAGAGCATAAGAAAGATCCAACTAACTGGTATTGGATTTGGTTTATTTTCAACCATTATTATAATGTCAAGAATTTTGAAAAGGCACTTGAATATGGACAAGAGTTCTTGAATGTATCTAAACCATACTTTGATAGTTTTAGAATTATTGCTTTTATTCGTCTCAGTCAAATTCTATTGAGTATGGGTGATGTGCAACGAGGAATGAACTATGCCTTCCACGCAGTTAGTGAAGGAATGAATATGGGAGGTTTCCATTTATCTCAAGCATTTGGATATCTGTTTGAACTTTCCAAGAGATTGAATAATCCTAATCTCACAATCTTTGCGACTGGTTTTAATCCAGATATGCTTTCATCGCCTGAAAGAATTGATGCGATTGATAAATTGTTCTTGACTAATCTTGAAGATGTTCCTTCTTGTTGGAAAGGACATCGTAAGTTTGCTGAATGGTTAGTTACTCAAGTCAAACCAGAAGTAACTGTTGATCTTGGAGTTGATTGGGGATTCTCAACCTTCTGCTTTGCGATGCCTCGTGTTGGACACGTTTATGGTGTTGATACCTTTGAAGGAGATCAATTTACTGGTGGAAATCACGGATCTTATGAGTATGTTCTGAATAGGCAAGAGAAACTGTTTATGAAGGACAATGTAACTTTCATCAAAGGATTTTTTGATGAGGTTGCAAAGACTTGGGATAAGCAAATTGACATTCTTCATATTGATGGAGATCACGCATATGAGTCAGTTAAGCATGATTATGAAACTTGGAGTCCATTCGTAAAAGAAAACGGTGTGATACTGTTCCACGATACCTGTATTGAAGAACTGAATGGAAATCAATATGGTGTGAAGAAATTCTTTGATGAACTGGATCTTCCAAAAGTAACCTTTACTCACACTTTTGGTCTTGGAGTTGCATCTAAAAACAAAGAACTGATTGAGTTTATTCGGAATAACTTTGATTTGAATAATCCTCTATGAAAATATTAATTCCCGTATCAGTCGGAGAACTTTTAGATAAGATTACTATACTTGAAATTAAATCTTTTTTGGGTTATAATGAATACGTAGAAAAGGAACTTAATGAACTTAATCAAATTAAAGATACTCTACCAATATATACTCAAGATTATATGAATCAATTAAGAGAAGTAAATAAAAAACTTTGGAAAATTGAAAATAAGTTGAGGATACTAGAAAAAGAACAAAAATTTGATGAAGAGTTTATACAACTTGCTCGGAGTGTTTATAAAAATAATGACACAAGAGCAGAAATAAAGAAAAAAATTAACGAAGAAAATTGCTCAATATATAGAGAGGTTAAAATTTATTAATATGAATTTTGTAAAACTTGCGTTAGAAAACGGTGGAAGCATTCATCCATTACTTTTTCCGTCACAATATTTAAAAGGACCTGCAATTACAAATCCTTCCATTTATAATGATAATGGAAGGATTTTAGTAAATCTTAGAAATATTAATTATACATTATATCATTCTGAAAAAAGAAAATTTGAACATCATTGGGGACCATTAGTTTATATTCACCCTGAAAATGATGTTAGATTGAGAACAAATAATGTTATGGGTGAAATAGATGATAATATGCAATTAAAGTGGTATGAAAGAATTGATACTTCTAAATTTCCAGATAAAGAACTTTGGGAATTTGTAGGTCTTGAGGATTGTAGAATTGTTAGATGGAATGGAAAACTTTATGTTTGTGGTGTACGTAGAGATTTAGATAAAATTGGAACAGGAAGAATGGAACTTTCTGAGATTGAAATTTCTGAAGATGGTGCAGTAAAAGAAATAAATCAATATCGAATTCCTACACCTGGACATAAAGGTGATGAAGGATCTTATTGTGAAAAAAATTGGATGCCAATTATTGATATGCCATTCCATTTTGTCAAATGGACTAATGGTACTGAAGTAGTTCGTTATAATTTAGAAGAAAATACCACAGATCAAGTTGTTTTAACTCAATGGAAAGATCTTGGATGTATTGATCTTCGTGGAGGTTCTCAAATTATTCCTTATAATGAAAATCATAGATTCTGTCTTAATCATGAAACTTATCTAACAAGAAGTGATGCTGGAAGGAAGGATGGTGTCTATAGGCATAGGTTTGTTGTTTGGGATAATGATTGGAATATAGTTAAAGTTTCACGACAGTTTTCTTTCTTAAATGCAAATATTGAATTTGCTGTTGGTATGTGTGAATATGGAGATGATTATTTAATGACCTTTGGTTTTCAAGATAATGCTGCATATCTTCTTAGAGTTTCTCAAAAATTTGTAAAACAATATATCTTTGAAGAATGATATCTTTTAATAAACTTGGAAACAAAGGTAGATTAGGAAATCAAATGTTCCAGTATGCTGGATTAAAAGGAATTGCATCACAAAATAATTATGAATTTTGCATTCCTTTGTGTGGTATATTTGGGACAAATGATGAAAGGGTACAAGCATCTGATGTAAATTTATACAATTTTCCAAATATTATAAACAATAAAATTGGAATGACAAATTATAAAACAAAAGATGAATCTTCTTTTGCTTTTGATGAAGAATTATTTTATAATTGTCCCGATGATATTAATCTATTTGGATACTTTCAAACCGAAAAATATTTTAAACATATTGAAAGTGAAATAAGAGATGATTTTTCTTTTAGTAAGTTTACCAATAAAATGTGTGAAACTTATATTAATGGAATGTTTGGTGATTCGGAAATAATTTCATTACATATACGTAGAACTGATTATGTAACAGATTCAAATTTTCATTTACTTGATTTAAATTATTACCAATCTGCCTTAGAAATTTTTTCTGAAGATATTCCTGTAATAGTTTTTTCTGATGATCCAGAATGGTGTGAAAAACAATTTTTCTTTAAGAATGATAGGTTTAAAATTTCTAAATCTAACAATACTTTAATTGATTTGTGTTTGATGAGTATGTGTAATTATCATATTATTGCTAACAGTTCTTATAGTTGGTGGGGTGCATGGTTATCAGATAGTAAAAAAGTTGTGGCACCAAAAAAATGGTTTTCTGGTGATTTGAAAAACTGGGATACCAAGGATTTATACTGCCCAGATTGGGTAACTATATAAAGTATGATAGGTAAATTTATTACTTGAAGTATATGAACATATCTTTAGTTTGTGCATGTAAAAATCGGTTAAATGCATTAAAAGTTTCTCTTAGTTCTTGGTTACTTTTTGATTGTATAAAAGAAATTATTATAGTTGATTGGAGTTCTGATGAACCAATTAATCATCTAACAAAGTTAGATCCAAGAATTAAAATTATTAGTGTCCCTGATCAAAAATATTTTAATCAGCCACAACCCTTAAATTTAGCTATTAGTTTAGCAAAGGGTGATTATATTTTAAAAGTGGATACTGATTATATACTTAATCCGTATGAAAACTTTTTTTCAAAGTATACGGTTGATAAAAGTAGCTTTGTCTCTGGAAAACACAATTTTAAGAGTCCAGAATTTATTGATAAAGAAACTGGAAATTCGATGGTTGATTTGACTTGTTTAACACTTGATGAATGGAGTACCTATTTTAATTCGTATTGTCAATTTTTTAAATATCTAACTGGATTACTTCTTGTATCTAAAGAAAATTTACTTTCTATTGGTGGGTATAATGAGAATCTTACAAAGTATTATGCATTTGAAGATGATGAAATTTGCACTAGATTAGAACTGTATGGTCTTGAGCATAAAAAGTTAAACTATGATTATAATGTAATTCATATACCACATCCGGATAAAAAGAGATTTGAAAATTTTAAAGGTTTTGTTGAATCTGGAATAAAAAAACAATTGGATTCCTTCCCTGAAGGTGAAGAAAAATGGCAAACGGAATATTGGATTTCTCAAACACACATTAAAAATAATAAAAACATGTGTGCAGAAATAATTAATTATTATGTACAACCAAAAACAAAATGGAATATTCAAAAAATAGATGAACAAAACTATTTTGCCGAAAAGATTATGAGTGATAAATTAAATGATTTGACTTCAGTCTATTATATTTCTCTTGAAGAAAGTCAAGAAAGAAGAGATAATTTAGAATCGGAATTTGAAGTGTATGGTATAATTCCAAAACCAATTATTTCTAAAAGATTTTCGGAATCTAATGACGTAGTGTATGGAAAGTATGTAGACAGTTTGAATGAGGGAACAAAGGGTTGTGTAGTATCTCATTTGAAAGCAATAAAAACTTGGTATGAAACTACAAATGAGGATTATGGATTCTTTTGTGAAGATGATTTAAGTTTAATTACAGTACAATACTGGAATTTTACTTGGAAAGAATTTTTAACTAATATTCCCAAAGATGCAGATTGTATTCAATTATTTACAATACGCGAAGATTATGATACTTATGAACTTAGAGAAAGGTATTGGGATGATTGGGGAGCAACTGCATATCTTATCACTAGAAATTATGCAAAAAAATTAATAGACACTTATATTCGTGATGATGGATATTGTTTGGAAATTCCAAATCAAACTACCATGCCTTTGATTGAAAATATTCTTTTTGCAAGTCTTGGTAAATCCTATACAATACCATTATTTGTTGAGGAAGTTAAATATCAATCTACCTTTGTTGGTAAAGATGATGACGTAAATGATGGACAAAAGAAAAATCATTACATCTCACATCAAAAAGTTACTGACTGGTGGAAATCAAAAAGTAATGAACCCCCTAAGTTTTTTGTTGAAAAAAAATCTATGAATATAACAGAATCTACTCGCCCGAAAGTTGTTGATTGTTTTACATATTTTAATGAGAAAGAATTGCTCGAACTGCGAGTAAAACTTCTTAGAGATTATGTAGATTTGTTTGTAATTATTGATGGTAATTATACTCACAGCGGAATTCCTAAAGAATATAGTTGTAATAAAGTTATTGATGATCTTGGATTACCGAGAAATAAAATAAAAGTTATTGAAGCAGACCTTTCTAATCCTGGACATCCTTCAGATTATGATTTGCACTTTAATCCAGATCAGAAAATAGGAAGTAGAGAAAGAATTCAGAGAGATTATCTCTGCAGTATTTTATCCGAATTTGATGATGATACATTCTTTATAATTAGCGATTGTGATGAAATCATTAATCCCAACAATATCCCATTTATACATGGATCTGCAAAGAATAATAGGGATTATATATTCAAGATTCCTCTTGTTCATCTTGAAGGTAGAGCTGATTTCCGAGCATATAAATTGGACGGATCTTTTTCTCCTTGGAATAAATCTATGTTTATGTGCTTTAAAAAACATTTGGAAACTAATACTCCAACTGAAATTAGGGCAGAATATATGAAACGAGGATATGAAATTAGATATGTAACTCATAATGGAGAAATTTGCCAAGATTTAGGATGGCATTTTAGTTGGATGGGTGATAACAATAACAGGATTAATAAATTTAAATCCTTCTGCCATTATGATGAGGATTTAAATTCTTTCTTGGGTAAAGATTATTCTCAAAATGAATTGTGGGAATATATGGAAAAGTATAATTTTGAAAATAATTTAACTTCTCCATCTGGTAATGTTAATATTGTATTAAAACCGTATCCTATTACTGATCTTCCTTCGATAATTTTTAGTTTACCAAATGTGGAACAATACCTTATTCCAGGTATTTTAGATATGAAAAGAACTAAAAACCAACAATTAAGTGATCTTTTAAATAAGTATTCTTTAGATACTGAAAATCCAGAACATAACTTTAATCTTGGAGTGTGGTATGAAAATGAAAGTCATACTGCTCCAGCAGTATCTTATTTCTTAAGATGTGCAGAAAGAGCAACTGATAATACCTTGGCATATGAGTCTTTAATAAGAGCATCATATTGCTATACTAAACAAGGTACTCGTGATGGAAGTTCAAAATCTTTACTTGAGCAAGCTTTATGTTTACTTCCCAATAGACCAGAAGCTTACTTCTTATTAAGTAGATTTGCTGAAAAAAGACAATGGTGGCAAGACTGTTATATTCACGCTGACAGAGCTCTTAATTATTGTGATTTTAATTTGGAACCACTTAGAACTGATGTTGAATACCCTGGAAAATATGGACTGTTATTTGAAAAGGCTGTTGGTGCTTGGTGGTGGGGTAAAGTTGATGAAGCAAAATCTTTACTATTAGATATTAAAAATAATTATGAGATACATGAGGTGCATAAAGAAAGACTTGATGAAAACTTAAAAAAAATGAATATTAATGTTGAGTAAAATTTATGGCACATAATGAACAAAAGAGATTTGTAGAAAATCTTAAAAGAAAAGCATCTAATTATTTTAAAGAACAATCTGTTTTAGAAGTTGGTAGTCTAAATGTTAATGGAACAGTAAGAGATTTTTTTGAAGATTGTTCTTATATTGGTATTGATGTTGGACCAGGGGATGGAGTTGACATAGTTTGTCAAGGACAAAAATATGATGCTCCAGATAATACTTATGATGTAGTTTGTTCTCTTGAATGTTTTGAACATAATCCATATTGGGTTGAAACTTTTACAAACATGATTAGACTTTGCCGTCCTGGTGGGTTGGTATTTTTTACCTGCGCTAGTGATGGTAGAATGGAACATGGAACTTCAAGAACAAGTCCTAGTGATTCCCCATTAACTATTGATATTGGTTGGGATTATTATAGAAATTTAAATGAAAATGATTTTCGTCAACATATTGCTTTTGAAGACTATTTTGATCACTTTTCATTTGAAGTAAATAATGAGTCTCATGATTTATATTTTTGGGGATTAAAAAAAGAAAAAAATCCAGTAAAACCTCCAATTCCTATTATTAGTATTCCTATTGTTAATGGTTTTGAATGGATTAAAAGGTTAATTGATAGTATCGATTATCCTGTGGATCAAGTTTTTATATTTGATAATAACGGAAGGGGAGAATTAACTGAAGATTTGGATAATCTGGCAAAAGAAACTTACCAATTTATTAAAGAAATTAAAGTTTGCCATCTCCCAGCAAATATTGGTGTTGCTGGATCTTGGAATATGTCTATTAAGTGTGGTATGAATGCACCATATTGGATTATTTCTAATCATGATGTTGCATTTACTCCAGGATTTTTAGAAAATATGCTTTCTAAGGCAAAGGACTTAGATGTTGGTATGGTCCATGGTAACAAAGGAGCTTGGGACATTTTTCTATTAAAGGATTGGGTTGTTCAAGAATGTGGATTATTTGATGAAAATTGTTATCCTGCTTATGTTGAAGATGTTGACTATTATATTAGAACAATGTTATCTAATATTAAACGAGTTAATGTTGATTATCCATATTATCATGGTGAAAAAGATTATGAAACAACCGGATCACAAACTTGGAGAGTTGATCGTTCCTTAGAAAGTAAGTTGCACCATAGTCGCATTTTAAATGAAATGTGGTATATTTACTATAAATGGGGACCTCGATGGCATACTGGTATTGATTGGGTTAATACTAATCCATACCAGTACCCATTTAATAATGATCAATTACCTTTATCTTATACATTTTATAATTTAGATTTTGTACGTAAAAAACATTTAGGATTTTAAAACACATGCGATTTACAATTTATTCAAAACCAGGATGTCCTTATTGTGATAAAGTAAAAAAAGTTCTTGACTTGACAAATATGACATATGTTGAGTATACTCTTGGTGAAAACTTTTTTAAGGAAGAATTTTACTCCGAATTTGGTGAAAACTCCACATTTCCTCAAGTTATTTGTGATGAACAAAAAATTGGCGGATGCGTAGATACTATTAATTTTCTTAAAGACAAGCAGATCATTACGTGACATCTATAAATAATACTAACCACAGGAATCGTGGTGTTGAACTTATTCTTAATGGAGGAAAACGAAAGCACACCAAACCCTTTCATATCATCTTTGAAAAGATGGTCTGCTTTCTTAATAGGGAAACAACCATCTATTTTGAATTTTCCTTTGTATCCAGGAAGAAAAAAGTAGTTTCCCAAGGTAAAAGAAATGTTAGCAGTTAGTCTAGTATTTGGTTCTTTTTTAACCGTATTGTTTCTTATAGTAGGAATAATAGGTGGTTGGGTTGCCAGAGAATACATGATGAATTATCGGGAAATACCAAGACCTCATCCAGAAATGTTTGATCAACAAGGTAATTTAATTCCTGATGAAGTTATAGCCTTTAGATTTGATAACACTGATTACGATTATGACGACGATAACGAAAACGAAGAGTAAAACTACATCTTCAAGACAAACAATTAAAGAATTGCCTAGCAATCCATTTATTTTTGAGATTTTAAATTTTGTTTCTAAGCAAAAAACAAATCTCAAAAAAATTGAAATTTTAAAGCAATACGAAGATCCTTCTTTAAAATCACTTTTTATTTGGAACTTTGATGAAAGTGTAATTACTTTACTTCCAGAAGGTCCTGTTCCTTATGCAAGTGTTGGGGAGCAAAATTCTTTTAGTGGAACTGTTAGCGATAAGATTAATGATGCAGTTTCAAAAATGGATGAAATGAAATCAGCTTCTCTTGGTGCAAATGATCAAGGAAGAACTACCATTAGAAAAGAATATAAAATATTCTATAATTTTGTACAAGGTGGAAATTCTACTTTGAGTTCTTTAAAAAGAGAAACTATGTTTATTAATCTTCTACAGGGACTTCATCCATTAGAAGCAGAACTTTTGATTTTAATAAAAGATAAAAAACTTCAGAGCAAATATAAAATTACGAAAGAACTTGTTTCAGAAGCTTATCCAGATATTAAATGGGGAGGGCGTTCTTGAGTATGAGTAAACGTGGTGAAGTGATTGAAAAGGCACAAAATATAAAAAAACTTATGGACCATTGGACACCTGCAGAAAAACAAACTTGTAAGACACGATATGGTTGTGACATCATGATTGAAAATGGTTCATATTCTGATGTTTGTACCAAAGAATCTCCAAATGATGCTTATATTATAAAGTATATTGTTGAAGATAAAATTTGTTTTGATCTTACTAGAGGTACAAGAACTCGTTTATTCGATATGTATTGGGATAAATTTCGAGAAAATTTAAAGAGTATTGAATTTGGATATGGTAGACATAATCCAAAGACGTGGGGTTACAAAGCACCCGAAAAGAAAAAACGAAAGTAATTTTCCCTAGACCTGGAAAAAATTTCCGGGTATTTTTTTGTCCCTTAAGATTTTTAAAAATTGTAACAAATGTTACAATAAAACTTATATAAATTCTTACAATAAGGTATAATACCTTTATCGTTCATCTGAAAAAAATCAGACGGAAGTAAGCCGACGCGGAACGGATCGTTCATTCGCTATTCGCAAATAGCGAACGCAAACGCCGACTGAAGGAACGCTCTTTAACTTAAAAAACTAAGGAGAAACCTAATGTCAAAAGTCGTATATCGTGGTATCGAGTATGATACTGAAAAGCGTATTCAGTATCAGCAACAAATGATGCAGCAACCCCAACAATACAACGAAACCTATCGTGGTGTTAAGTTTGTAAAGGAGGGGCACAAATGAATACTTACTTCGTTCGATATCTCAAGAAAAAAGCAAAGAAGGAGCAACTCCTCCATAATGCACAACTGAATATGGCAAAGCAACCACAAGTTGCTTGAAGTAAAGGAGGGTTGATCCCCTCCTTTTTTTATGCTAAAATCTTGGAAGAGAATGGTATCTTATGGACAAAGAAAAACTAAAACTCATCGTCCGTAATCTTGAACTGTTGGTTGATTCTCTTAAAGCAGAAGTTTATTCTGATGTCTCTGTTTATAAACACATAGAACCAGAGGTTAGAAAAAGACCACTTTTAGATTACGACGAAATATTTGAGGATTCTGATTTAGATGACTGAAACGTCAAGAGCAAAGAAACTTGTAAAACTTCTTGAAAGATTGATCAAGCAAGATTATCTCTATAGTGATGATAAAATTCAAGAAATGAGGGCACAACTTCATGTAGTAAAAGAACAAATAAAAGAATTAGAAGCGCAAACATCAAAAGGATTTGGAAAGAAATGACAGTAAAACTCATCAGTGTTACTCCCGATGCAGAAAAGACAATGGCATATGTTGCTAGAGTTAGCAATCCAGCGAATCAAGACAACGAAAACTATGCCAAGTTGCTTGCTTATTGTATTAAGCATAATCATTGGTCTGTTTTTGAACAGTCTTTTATGACGCTTGAGATTGAAACTAATCGTGGTATAGCAGCACAAATACTTCGACATAGGAGCTTTACATATCAGGAATTTTCACAACGGTATGCAGATAGTTCTTTGTTAGGAGATTACATTCCTGTTCCAGATCTTCGTCGTCAGGATACTAAGAATCGTCAGAATAGTATTGATGATATTGGTGATTATGAAAAACTAACACTTCAGAGTAAAATTCAAGAGCATTTTGCGGAGGGTATGCGCCTCTACAAGGAACTTCTCTCTCACGGAGTGGCAAAGGAGTGTGCAAGGTTCGTACTGCCCTTGGCAACGCCCACACGCATCTATATGAGTGGCTCTTGCAGGTCATGGATCCATTATATCAATCTTCGTTCTGCTCACGGAACTCAAAAAGAGCATATGGTGATTGCAGAGGAATGTAAGAAGGTATTTACCGAACAATTTCCATCAGTTGCAGAAGCCCTTGAGTGGGTCTAAATAAATTATCTTGATATTGTAACTTTATGGCAATTTATCCAATTATTCACAAAGAGACTGGTGAAAAAAGAATTGTTGAAATGAGTGTTCATGATATTCAACAATGGTATAAGGAAAATCCTGAATGGCAGAGGGATTGGTCGGAAGGATGTGCAACTCCAGGTGAAGTTGGAGATTGGCAAAACAAACTAACATCAAAACATCCATCATGGAATACGATTTTAGATCGTGCAGGTAAAATGCCAGGATCTAATGTTAAACCTTTGTGATTTTTTAATGATCTAATTTTTTAACTATTTAATTCTTAAATCTCTAATATGACAAGAAAGAAAAGAACAAACGATCAACCAATCGGAGTTGGTTTAACAACTCGCCAAGCAAAGCGCAGAAAACCACTTAGTTCTGATTATCTGTTAGATATAGAACCTCTTACAGAAAATCAAAAAAAACTTTTTCATTCTTATGCATCCCAAAGACATCTTGTTGCTTATGGATGTGCTGGAACAGGAAAAACCTTTATAACTTTATATAATGCTATTAAAGAAGTATTAAATGAAAAAACTCCCTATGAAAAAGTTTATGTCGTTCGTTCACTCGTAGCTACCAGAGAAATTGGATTTCTTCCTGGAACATATGAAGACAAATCTGATATTTACCAAATTCCATATAAGAACATGGTAAAATATATGTTTCAAATGCCTACGGATTCTGATTTTGAAATGCTTTATGGAAATCTTAAAGGTCAAGAAACAATAAAATTTTGGAGTACATCTTTTCTTAGAGGCACAACATTAGATAATTCAATTATTATTGTTGATGAATTTCAAAATTGCACTTATCACGAATTAGATTCTATTATTACTCGTGTCGGTGAAAATTCTAAAATTATGTTCTGTGGTGATGCTACACAGTCAGATCTTGTAAAGAGTAATGATAGAAATGGTATTGTTGATTTTATGACTATCTTGCGTAAAATGCCTTCTTTTGATATAATTGAATTTGGTGTTGATGATATTGTTCGCTCTGGACTTGTTAAAGAATACATCGTTGCAAAAATGGAATCTGGTCTTTAATGTTTAATCACGTTGATTTGAATCTCTCTCAACTTGAGAGAGAAACTATAGATGGAATTCGGTATTATAAAGTTCCTGATAAGGATGAATTGCTTAAATTAGTTTCAATTACATCTGTTACTAGTCACAAAAATCGCCAGTTTTTTGCTAACTGGCGTAAAAAAGTTGGGGAAGAAAAAGCAAATAAAATTACCAAACAAGCAACTAGTCGTGGCACAGACATGCACACATTAGTTGAGGAGTATTTAAAAAATTCTATAGAATTGCCAGAAGTTCAACCCCTTTCAAATTTTTTATTTAAGATTGCAAAAGAAAATCTTAATCGTATAAATAATGTCTATGCTCTTGAAGGTTCTCTTTATAGCAAACATTTAGGTATTGCTGGAACTGTAGATTGCATAGCAGAGTTTGATGGCGAATTGGCGATAATCGATTTTAAAACGTCTAAAAAACCAAAACCAGTTGAATGGATTGAGCATTATTTTGTACAATGTATGGCATATGGATGTATGCTTTACGAACTAACTGGTATTTCAGTTAAAAAACTTGTAATCATTATGGCTTGCGAAAATGGAGAATGCGTCGTTTATGAAGAAAGAGACAAATCAAAATACATCAAACTACTCACCGAATACATTAGAGAGTTTGTTAGGGATAAACTGGAGCTCTATGGAACCAAATAAAAAAATAAGAAAAGACGGAAAGACTAATGTAAGGAACGACTCTTTCTACGAGTATTCTCCTAGATATGAAGAAACTTTAGAACAGGCAATAGAAAATAAGTTTTTGACTCCATCTAAATTTTCTTTAGAGATAGAGAATATTGTTTCAATTGAAAAGATGAATTATATTGACGCAATTTGTTATTATTGCGAAACTAATAATCTTGATATAGAATCAATTACGAAACTTATTTCAAAACCACTTAAGGAAAGGATTAAATGGGATGCCATTCGTCTCAACTTTATGAAAAAAACATCGCGTGCTAAACTTCCGTTATGAGTCCTTTTGAGACATATCAAACTTATCTTTCGATGAAAAGTCATTTTACGAATAGTAAATATGACTTTTTTAAGTATGGGGGGAAATCAAAAGCAACTATCACATCATTCAATAAACGTAAAGACAAATATTTTTTTGAAAAAAGTTCAAGAAAATACTCTGATAAAGAGATAGTAGATTTTTTGTTAGCAAATTTTGTTGCAACTGACAATCCATCGAATTTATGGATCGGAGAAATTATTAATTCTGGAGAAAGAATTTATGCAGAATGGATGAAAAAGCAACAAAGTTTAACATATCTATTTAAAGATCAATCATTAGATTTATTTTCGGAATATAAATTAGAAAAAATTTTTGATTGTAGCAATGGACATCCAATAATACTTAAAAAATTTTTAGGTGGAAAATTACATTTAGAAATTTTTGTAATTTATGAGAAAATTTTTCAATTTTCAAAAAAATTTGATAATAAACTAACGGATCCTATATGGGAGACTGTAAGTTTAAAGATTAAAAAATATGATCCTTTCATAAATATTAATATGTTTCAATACAAAAAAATTTTGCGAGATATTATAGATGAGTAGTTTTTTTGATTCTGATATAATTCGTGAAGAATTACAAGAAATTAATAAATTACAAGAAGAAATTTACGGAAGTATTTTAACTTTTGCTATAATGACTCGTGAAAGTAAATTGGAACATATTGAGAAATTGTCTCTTTTGTTAGAAAAGCAACGTGTAATGTATACACGACTGTCTCTTTCTGATGATCCAACAGCAGTTGAAATGAAAGAAAATCTTCGAAAGTCGGTTGCTTTAATGGGATTTTCTCCAGAGACTGATATTAATTTACTTTTTAATAGTATGAACAAAACAATTGAGTCCCTCAAGCAGTATCTTGACTGATCGAGGGATCCCTGCTATACTATCCAAGTAATCCAACAAATCCAAATTATCCGAGGTATCTAAAATGGCATTTGCCGATCTCAAAAAACAGTCTAAACTTGGTTCTCTCACCGCTAAATTGGTGAAAGAAGTCGAAAAAATGAATACTAGTGGCAGTTCTTCCGATGAGCGTGTATGGAAACTGGATGTAGATAAAAGCGGTAATGGATATGCCGTAATCCGTTTCCTTCCTGCTCCTGAAGGTGAAGATCTTCCTTTTGTTAAAATCTATTCTCATGCATTTCAAGGTCCTGGTGGTTGGTTAATTGATAACTGCCTTACCACACTTAATCAGAAATGTCCCGTTTGTGAGCACAACTCTGGTCTTTGGAATAACGGTACTGATGCTGGCAAAGAAGTTGCTCGCAAGCAAAAGCGTAAACTGACTTATGTTTCTAACATTTATGTTGTAAAGGATCCTGCCAATCCTGAAAACGAAGGCAAAGTGTTCCTCTTCAAATATGGTAAAAAGATCTTTGATAAGATCTCTGAATCTATGCAACCTGAATTTGAGGATGAATCTCCAATTGATCCATTTGACTTCTGGCAAGGTGCTAACTTCAAACTGAAAGCAAAGAACGTTGCTGGTTATCGTAACTATGATTCTAGTGAGTTTGCTTCTCAGGGTGCTCTCCTTAACGATGATGATGCTCTGGAAGCAATCTGGAAAAAGCAGTATTCTCTTGCGGAATTCCTTAATCCTTCCGAGTATAAAACTTACGAAGAACTCAAAAAGCGCCTTAGTTCTGTTTTGGGAACCAAGTCAACTCGGATCGATGAAGAAGTTGAGGACGAAGAAGAATACACCCGTGGTTCTACTCGTGAATTGACTAATGATCTTCGTGATGAAATCAGCAATCTCCAACCTACTCGTCGAGTTTCTACTCCTACAGTTGATGAAGATGATGACAACGATGCCTTGTCGTATTTTGCAAAATTAGCATCTGACGATTGATTATGCTATAATGAGGGGAGCGAGATCTCCCCTCTTTTTTTATGAAATCTGATTATTATATTGATAAGATTTCCAAAAAACAAGCAGAAGAACTACTCCTAGAGTACCACTATCTTAAAGATATTTCAAAAGGATTCAAGTCTGGTTATAATTACGGACTTTTTAAGAAGAATCATTTCAGTCCTTTGAATGTTGGTGGTCTTCTAGGAGTTTGTATTTTTACTGGACTTCCAGTACCAGAAATCGCAAAAGGAGCATTTGGTTTAGCAAGAAATGAACAAGAAGGACTCTTTGAACTTTCACGACTTTGTATACATCCTATCACCCAACAAGGAGAGCATAATATCACTTCTTGGTTCGTTTCGAGAGCGATTAAACAGTTACGAAAGGATACTGAAGTCAAAGCAATCATCTCTTACGCTGATAGTGATTTCCATAATGGTACAATCTATCGTGCTTGTAATTTTAAATATTGCGGACTCACAGACCCAAAAAAAGATTTCTACTATGCAGACGGAACTAAACACTCTAGAGGAAAAATTAAAGGTGCTGAAGGAGAATGGAAAGACCGCTCCCGCAAGCACCGTTATGTATTAGTATACGATAAAAATCTAAAACTCTTATGGTGATGTATTTCTAGTATTTTCCGTTTTGATTAATTTTGTATTAATGTACTGTGAAGATTTTTCATAGTACATAATAGAACGAATATCATTTAAATATTGTTGAACATACTCTGGTTTTAATATATAAATTGTTCTTTTTTTATTGTTTTTTTCTATTTCATAATCATAATATGATATGCCAACAACTGGATTTAATGTAATGCGAGGATTATCAGGGTCTGTTATTGTAAAGTTTTGGTCTACTATTTTTCCTTCTGGTAAAATTAAAAATCCTTTAGAGTTTTTTACTTCAGTTGTCTGGTAATATTTTACTTTATACATTTTTTCAAGGCCATATTTTTCTTCAGTAAATTTATAAACATCTTTGTCAGATAAAGGCCAAGAATCTCTTAAATTTATAATATTTGCAGAAAGTATAACTACCCAATCTAAATCTGAAGATCCATATAAGTTTTCTGCAATTATGTCTGGTCTTTCTCCATCTTTAATTTGATACTTATTAAATAACGTAAATACATTTTGTAAATCATCACGTAGTTTTACTCTTCTGAATAAGTTTTTAACTCTCACATAGTTAAGTGAAGAGTTTTTTGTAGGTAATTGTGATTGATATTCAATATCTGGTAGTTCTCTGAAGTAACTCATTTTAGTATCCTACTCCTGTTCCAGCATCTTCCGAATCATAGTCTTCATTATAAATTGGATTAAGTTCTTTAAATGTAAGTGACATACTTATATGTACTGGGGTTCCATCAGAATATGTTGAATAATTTCCAGATGCTGTATAATCTAGTCTAATATCAAGTAAAGCACATGTTTTAAATACATTTAAGAATGGATGATTTTTTCCTCCACTTTTAAACTTTAATTCGAATACATCAGGAGCACTAATTAATAATCCTGCCCCAGGACCACCAAAAACATTTGTCTTTGCGGACATAGATTTTTTAAAAGTTTTTATAATTTGCTTAACTATTTCACCTTCATAAGAATCTCTTGGAGAAAAATCAAAGGTAAATGTAAATTCTCTTAAGTTTACACTATTGAATAATAGTTCTAGGTTTGGATTTACTATAGTTCCTGTAGATCTAGATAATATACTTGCTGCAGATACGTTTGCTCCAAGACTATTCAGTATTTTTGATGTTACTCCTGCTATTGTTCCTTTTTGTGCCTCTCCACTTTGAACTGTATTTATTGCAGTATTATAAGCATTTCCCAGTATACTTCCTATATTTGCAGGATTTTGCACCAATCCAGCAACTGCCTCTGCACCTAATCCAGAAAGAGGATTTAATCTATCTGGACCCCAATCAACCGAATTTCCATCAGAAAGTTGTTTTGGTATTGGTAAATGAATATATCTTATTGGATTTCTAATTGTTCCAGATTCTTTATTTCTTATTGATCCAGTTCCAGTACCAAACCTTAAAGTACCTTGTTCGGTTTTAAATCCAGGAGCTTTATATTGAACTACTTTTATTTCAAGCCAATCGGTTGTTTCTTCCAATTGAGCATTTGGATATCTTAATGGTAAATTATTAGGCGGTGAATTTGTTACACTAACACTTCCGTTAGTGTAATTTGATAGGGGATTGTTATTAGTATTTCTATATGCATCACCGTAAGCAGGTAAATTTGCTGCGGTATAATATTCAGTACTACCTATTGGGGCACCGATGTTGAGTGGCATTTATAGTATTTTTTAATTATTTATCCGAAAATTTGCAAAAGGTATTGCTCGCAAGTCTTTAATCTCAGATGGATAGACTTCATACAAAGATCCAACAACTTCATCCCAAGTATATTGGCGAATTTCTCCCCAGTGCATATTCAGACCTCTAAATCCCCATTTAAAAACTTCACCTACTGCAACCAACGGATTTTGGTCATATCTAATGTTTGGTGTTTTGGCATTATAAACAAAGATGTAAAACTTACCTGCTTGTGGGATTTTTCCACTTTCTTGAACAACTTCTAAAAGTTTTAACATCAAATCATCACTACTTTCCTTTCCCGTAATACTATTAAGAACAGGACGAATTCTATTCTGATTTAAATCTGTATCTGTCGGTCTTTTTTTCGCTTGCTGTTCAGCAAGTTTTCTTCTTTGTGATTGGAGGAGAGTTTCTCTTTTTTCCGCCATTACTTAATACCCAGTTCATTTTCCGTTAAAATCTTAAATTCATATCCACGATCAGCACACCATTCTCTTGCATATTCCCATTTGGATTGATTTTTTGCATATTCCATCGCTTCACTTATATATGATTTTGTTCTTCTTTTTGGTTGTTTCGGTGGAAAGAGTTGTTTATATGGCTTAATTTCAATAAGATACTTTTTTATTTTACCATCTGGCATTTGTTCTTTAACATAAAAATCTGGAAAATATCTGTGAGGACGATTATCAATTGGTGATTTATACCAAATAACAATTTCTTCGCTTGACCATTCAATAATATTATCGTTTAGATCTAATTGTTTCATATACTTTCTTTCCCACAAAGATCTCCAAACAACTTGAGTTGGATCACCTTTATATTTTTGTGGGTTTTTAATTTTATATTTTCCTTTATATGACATCTAAATAATTATATAATAAATCCTATTAAAGGTATTTAGAGTGCCTATAAAAAGACCAATATCAAGTTTTAAAAGAACTCTTACTAACCTTGCACAAACTTCCCATTATCAAGTTATAATGGATGTTCCATATCCGGTAAGAAAATATTTACTTGAGCGTGGTGTAGATCCTTTTTTTATAACTGAAAACGTTGGTTTGTTGTGCTCTTCTGCATCTTTACCAGGAAGTTCTTTCGCAACTGCAGATATTGTAGGAAATTTTACTGGTGTTGTTGAAAAAATGGCACACACTCGCCAATTTACTCAAATAGATTTAGAATTTTATGTCGATAGCGAGTATCGTACTATTAAATTTTTAGAACATTGGATGGAGTTTATTTCGAGTGGATCCCAAGTAAATCCCGGAAAGGATGGGTATTTCTTTAGAATGAAATATCCAACAGAGTATAAAACAAATCGCACAAAAATTATAAAATTTGATAGAGATTATAAGTCGGAAATTGAATATACATTTTTTGGATTGTTTCCAATTTCACTTAACAATATTGGTGTTTCTTATGATGCTTCAAACATATTAAAAGCAAATGTTACATTCAACTTTGATAGATATGTTTGTGGTCCCATACTTAATGTTGATTTCTTTAGGAATATTAACTTTAATAATTCTTTGAGACCTGGTACAGTTTACAGAACTGGACAATCTCTGGGAAATGAAAGTGGAGTAAGACCTGTTTTAATTGAACCTGGTAATGTTAATCCAACAGTTTTAAGATAAATAAGTTTACTAATGAATTGGTAGATTATTATGCCTTTACCAACAATTTCTACACCGACTTATGAGTTAGAAATACCATCGACAAGAAAAAAGATTACATATAGACCTTTTCTTGTAAAAGAAGAAAAGGTTCTTATTATTGCTATGGAAAGTGAAGATCCAAAGCAAATAGCATCGGCAGTTAAAACAGTAATATCTAATTGTATTTTAACTAAAGGTATAAAAGTAGAAAATTTAGCTACTTTCGATATTGAATATTTGTTTTTAAATATACGTGGAAAATCTGTAGGAGAAACTGTTGAAATTCTCGTAACATGTCCAGATGATGGTGAAACAAAAATTCCTATCGAAATTAATTTAGATGATATTGAAGTTCATAGTGCTAAAGAACATACACGCGACATTAAACTTGATAGTAATTTAACTTTAAGGATGAAATATCCTTCTATGAATGAATTTATTAAAAATAATTTTATTAATATGAGTAATGTTAGTATTGATGAAACTTTTGATTTAATTTGTTCCTGTATAGAACAAGTATTCTCCGAAGAAGAATCTTGGACTGCTTCCGATTGTAGTAAAAAAGAATTGGTTGATTTTCTTGAGCAATTATCATCCAATCAATTTAAACAAATTGAAAAGTTTTTTGAGACTATGCCTAAACTTTCACACACAATTAAATTTGTAAATCCAAAAACTAAAGTTGAAAATGAAGTAGTTTTGGAGGGATTAACTGATTTTTTCGCATAGCGATGGCGCATGAAGATCTTGCGTCATATTATAAAGTTAATTTTGCTTTAGTCCAACATCATAAATATAGTTTGACGGAACTAGAAAATATGATGCCCTGGGAAAGAGAAGTTTATCTTTCTCTTCTTCAGCAATTTATTGAAGAGGAAAACTTAAAAAATAAGATAAATGGTTGAGATTTCATCACCACTTTCCAAAGAAAATAGAATCCAAATATCTAGATCAGCATCTGGATTAACTGGTGATAGATCTCTTATTCTTTCTCAAAATCCTTTCTTACAAAATCAAGTTTCTGGACCAGATCCACAAACTATAAAAATTTTAGAAGAAAATCAAAATTCATTAAGTATTGTATCATCTGGAATTTTATCCCTTAGACAAAGAATAGATTCTCTTACATCATCTTTAAGTTCATTATCTGATATAATTAATAACAATAATGTACTTGAAAATTTTAGAGAAAATCAAAGAATAGAACAAGAAAAAAGATTAGCAGATCAAGCACTTAGAGATGAATCTGAGGCTGCAATAGAAAGAAAAATAGAATCATCTATAACTCCAACAGTTTCGAATGTTGCCGAAAAAACAACATCTGGATTAAATTCTATGATGGATGTGTTTTCGAAATTGTTTTTAGGGTGGTTGGGATATCAAGGAATAAATTTTTTACAAAATCAAATTAATGGAAATCTTGATAGATTAAATCAAATTCGTCAAAATGTAACTGGAGACTTTGATTCTGTAGAAAATGTATTTTTAGGAATTAATAGTGGGTTTAAAAATATCTCTGACACTATTTTGGGTTTATCTGGAAATATTGCAAAATCTGTTGCTGAAGGATTAATTGTAAATCCATTTAAATCACTTTTTGGGTTATTTGGTAATGATCAAAATCAGAATCAAAATCAACAACAAGAGCAACTTCCCCAACCTCAACAACAACCACCAAATAATAGTCAGATTCAAAGTAATAACTTTTCGGAAAATTTTCTACAATCACCTACTCCTACAATTGCACCAGAACCTACAAATACTTTTTTACAAACTCCATCTTTTAATTTAAATGATAATAAGGCGTTAACATCTTCTTTTCTAGATTCTTCACCTATTATTCAAAAAATAGAAAATAGAAATATATTTGATTTTGATAAAATGATACCATCTTTAATGGCATCAAATACTAATCCAAAACTGAATAATACTGGAGAAAGTTTTGATCAGGTAGCAACTTCAAAAGTAAGTCAAAAATCAGAATTAAATTCATCACCATTTTTAACAAGTCCAGTAAATTCTACAAAAGTAGAATCGGATCAAAATCTCACAGTTCCTCCAATTCAACAACAAACACCATTAATCAATCCAAAAAAAGTTCAGCAACAATCTGAAAAATTAGCTGAGAATGTAACCCCTAGAGAAAATCTTTCTATTAGTTTTAGTGATCAAATAACTAATATTAATAAAATACTCACAGAAACTAATAATGAAGATAAATCACTTGCCATGAATATGTCTTCTGTATTGGGTAATGGAGAAACTCCTAAAATAGAAAATTATTATTCTCAATTTGTAACAGAAAATACTAAAGATGAATTTATTTTTTCTAAATCAGAAAAATCTTTTATTGAAAATGTACCAAAAAGTGAAGTTTCTGTTGGACCACTAGCAAAATCTCAACCTAATATTATTATTACTCCAATTCCTCAACCTCAACAAAAATTATCTTCAAAAACATCTTCTTCTACAGGTAGTAATGATGTTCCTGCCATTCCCTCATCTAATTTAGATAATTTTTATATTTTATATTCAAAAGTACATTATAATATAATATAAAATGGCAACTACAAATTTACTTTATAAATCTTTCATTAATGTAAGAAATATTACTAAAGGATTTTTTTCTCTAAATGAAGGGTTAAATAAATCCAATAATTATACTGCAAGAATTGGTAAAGGTATTTCTGAAGGATCTAATATAAAAAGAAAATCTATTTTATCCGATTCTATTTTATTTAAAAGAAAAGTAGAATCTGTAAGGAGAAAAAAACAAGAAGGTATTATTGAATTATCTAAAGTTGGTTCGATTTTTAAAGCACCATCTAGAGCATTAACTGATGTTGGTGAAAGTTTTATTAGTAGAATATTAAATTATGCCGGAACAATTATGGCGGGTTGGTTGATTTATAATCTACCCACTATTACTGGAATGGCTCAAGAATTGACAGCAAGAGTTTTAAAATTAACTCAAATATTAGGAAAATTTTTACCAAATACTGGAAAAGTATTGTTTGCTTTTAATGATGTTTTAAGCGCATATGCTCAAAATTTCTCATCTTTTGACTTTACAGACAGTCAAAATAGAGTTGAAAATGCCATGAAAAACTTACAAAATTCTTTTTCTGGTATGGGTGTATCTTTTGAAGAAGCTTTAAAGTTAATTACAACTCCATTGACTGAACCTATTGAGGGACCAGGAGCACCACCTTTTGGTACAGATTATTCACAAAGATCTGCTCTTCCAAATCAAAATAGTCCCGAAATGTATCGAATTGCTGCTGCGTTATCTACGGAAGGTAGTGGGGCACAATCAACTGTCGATATGATGCAAGTAGTTGTGAACAGGAAGGCAACGGGAAGATATGGCGCAACATATACAGATATTCTTTCCGCTGGAGAAAGTGTAAATAGATCTCAATTTCAAGGAGTTTGGAAAAGACCTGGAGGTCCAAAAGCATTTAGAGAAATTCAATCACTAGAAGATGCATCTAAATGGTCTGGACAAAGTAAAGATTCACTTTTAAAAATTATACGAGATATTCAAAATCCAACACTTCAAAAGAATGCCTCTCAATTTGTGGGTGGTGCTTTAGAATTTAGAGCTTCTCCACAAAATCATCCTAGTGGTAGACTTCCAGGAACTGCCTGGCGTGGAGGACCTGGAGATAATCAATTTCTTACTGATCCCAGTAGGGGAGACCCTATTCGTACAGAAGGTCCAGCTTCATTTAATTTGCCAGCACCTATACCACCAACATCAAAGACAACTCCAATACCACCAGTAAGTAATTTACCTTTAATTCCACAAACTGGAGATGGTGGATTTGTTCAGGGTGGGTCTGGTGCTTCTGGAGAAACTACATATGCAACCCATTTTCATATAGATTTAAAAAATTCTAATTATACTGCAGAAGGATTATTGAGAATTCGCGAAGTTGCTTTTCAGGCAGTAAAAGCGATGCAAGCAAGAGGATCTACAGTTTACTTAACCAATTATAGCCAAATTACTCCTGCAAGTAAAAACGATACCGTATTAAGATCACAAATTTTGAGAGATCAACAACTTCACGGTGCAAGAAGTACACCAGGTATTGATATACAAGAACATAATAATAAGTTTAAACCAACTTTTCCATCACAACCAGGATCTAAAATAAAATTTCCATTTGCAGTTGGTTCTGTATATTGGAGAGGTGGGTATGGTAGAGAAGCAGAAATTATTGGATCTGGAGGTGTTACTGTATCTCATGGTGGACCTGGATCTACTGCGAGTAAAGTTGGACCCAGTTCTAAACCAGAACCAATTCAAATGCAACCTGTCCCCAAACAACCAGTTCAAGAAAGAATAGTCGGAGATCAAGAAGCACCCTCATATGTAGTTCCATTCATATATCCACAACAGCAAAGTACGCAAGAAATTTCACCAAGTATTTTCTTACAACCTCATACTTTTGAAATTGATAATTCGTTAAATAGTTTTATCGATAAAAAAATTCTTTTAGATTTGGCTTATACCTAATGTCAGTAAAAAAATCTATATACGAACAATTTCTTATAGAATCTAATGACCAATCTAAGACGGTTGATATAAAACAAGGTGTTGCTTCGTTTGATTATTATGAAGATATTTTTTCACCAACAATTACAGCAAAAGTTATTGTAGTTAATACAGGAAATACTGTAATTGGAAAGGATGAAAAATTACAATCTATTTACAACGGATTACCTTTACGAGGTGGAGAAAGAGTTGCCATAAAAATAGCAGGAAATTCTTCAACTAATCCTGGTCTTGATTTTGCATCAAATTCTAATGATTATTTGTATGTTTCTAATATTTCTAATGTAATTAGTGAAACTCAAAGAGAAAGTTTTGTTCTTAATTTAGTTTCTAGAGAAGCAATAACAAATGAAACAACTAGAGTTCCTAAAAAATATCCAACTAATTCATCTATAGATAACTCCGTTAATTCTATTTTAAGAGATTATTTAAAAACCGATAAAATTGGAAAAATAGATAAAACATCAAACAAATATGGGTTTCTTGGAAATCTTAGAAAACCGTTTACTGTTTTAACTTGGTTGGCTTCAAAAGCAGTTCCTGACATTTCTGGAGATTCTACGGCAGGATTTGTATTCTTTCAATCGACAGATGGATTTCAATTTAGATCTATTGATAAGTTGATTATGGAACCATCAAAAGCAACTTATACATTTACAGAAGTTAATCAATCTAGTATTAATAGAAATAATGATTTTAATATATTAAAATATAAAACTATTAGAAATCAGAATCTTTTAGAAAAACTGAGATTAGGTACATATTCTAGTGTTAGGATTTTTTATAATCCATTAACATTTGAATTTACGCGTCCAGATAAAGGCGTGTTCAAATTAAGTGATTATTCGAGTACTGTTAAGAATTTGGGAGATGATTTGAATCTTCCAAAAATATCAAGTTCTTCTAATATTAATTTGGGAGATATTCCAACTAGAATCATAACTCAGGTTCTTGATATTGGCACTATTGAAAAAGAAGTTTCTACGGATATTAATTCGGACCCAATAAAATATCAATCTCAATCTATTATGAGATATAATATTTTATTTACGCAAACGTTAAGTGTAACAATACCATCAAATACTAATTTGAGAGCAGGTGATATTATCACTTGCGAATTTCCTAAAATATCATCTTCAAATAGAAAAGAATTTGATGATGATCAAAGTGGACTATATATGATAAAAGAACTTTGCCATCATTTTGATACCGAAGGTTCATATACTTCTATGCAATTAGTTAGAGATACTTTTGGTCGACACGGAACAAATAATAAAGAGTAAAAAATGCAAGATGAATCCCTAATAAAAAGTAATTTTGTTGGAAGAGATGGATTTCGTTGGTGGATAGGACAAATTTCTCCAGAAAAATCGCATAGTACTCAGATTGACGGTGGTGGATGGGGAAATCGATATAAAGTTCGTATAATGGGATATCACCCACCAAATCTTGTAGATTTACCAGATAAAGATTTACCTTGGGCACAGGTTCTTTTACCAACAACTGCTGGAACTGGCGCAGCAAATTATGCATCTGATGTAAAACTTTCTCCTGGAGATAGTGTATTTGGATTTTTTCTAGATGGGGATAATGCACAATTACCAGTTATTATGGGTGCATTTGGAAGAACTTCAAAGGTATCAGTTAAGGATTATAGGAATCCTTTTGTTCCATTTACAGGATATACTAGTAAAATTAAAAATGATGGAAAAAATGTAATAAAAGATCAAACTAATGAACAAAATGCAAATTCTCAAAAATCACCAAGACATGTTTCAAATCAATTAGCAAAAACATTAGGTAAAGATGAGAGAACATATTTTACCGGAATAGGAGATATTATAGTTGGCCCAACAGAAAATACGTCAAAAACAATTGATAAAATAGGTGCAGAAGTAACTAATTTTTTAAATTCTGTCAGTAATGGATTATCCAAGTTATCATCTTTAGTTAACATCGTAACTGATAAAATTCAATCAGTTACAACTGGTTTAGTTGGAAGTATGATTTCTAAAGTTTATAATGTTTTAGCACCAATAATTAACGCAGGATTAAAAGCTTTATATCAATTAGTTTATTCCTTAGTGTTTGCAATTACAAAACAACATAATGTTGCTCATTTAGCAGGTGTTGCTGCACAAAATGCAATGGTCGGACCAGTTAATAAAATTCAACAACTTTTACCATCTTTAGCAAATAATATAATCAATTCTTTAGGTAATGTCATTTCTAGTTTATTAAGATCAACTGCTAAAAATTCTAAAAGATTCAGAGGTTGTGCAGTTAATCAATTTAGTGGATCTTTAATCAATCATATTATTAAAAAAATTGAAACTGGGATGAGTGCATCCCTTGATGGAATACAGAAAATTTTATCTTTAGTTGGTGGATTTGATGTTGCAAATTTTCTTCGCAATAGTGTTGAATCTATTTCTGGTATTGTTGCAAATAAAAGTAAAGTTAATAACAGTCCTCTTGTAAGAGATTTTTCGGTTAAAGTAAATGAATGGATGGTTGGTAGAGGGTCGAAAGATGCTCCAGGACCAAACTTTAAAGATATTTTAAAAAGTGTAAATGCTGATGATTTTATTGCAGCATTTGGTAATAAGAAAAGAGATGCAGAAACTGCCGCAAAAGAAATTAAATCGGCATTTGATAAATTTGCAACTTCATCTAAATCACCCTCTTTCAAATGCTATACAGGAAATCCAATTTCTTGCAATCCTCCAAAAGTTAAAATATTTGGAAGTAAAGGAAAGGGTGCAGAAGCTATTCCAATTATAGGAGATATTGTTGGAACTGGTAAAAATAAAACTGGAAGTGTTATTGGCGTTAAAGTTACTAAAAAAGGAAAAAAATATGATTTTCCACCATTTGTAGAAATATCTGATGATTGTGATCAAGGATATGGTGCAGTAGCTAGAGCAATCATTAATGATGATGGTGAACTTGAATCAATTTATATGGTTTCGGAGGGTGAAAATTATCCAGTTGGAGAATCTGAACCTTATTATGTAGATACGGTTGATATTATTGAACCTGGAGAAGATTATTCTCCAGGAGATTATGCTAATGACCAATTTGATAATAAGTATGATCTTGAAATTGTTAATGGAGAAATTGTTAAAGTAACACCAATAAATATTATAACAGTAGTTGATCCAATAACTAATGTCACACCTCCTGGGAGGAATTTACCTGAAACTGGAATAGGAACATCCAGAACTATTCAAAAATTCATTAGAATTGATGATATTCCTGAAATATCTATAATTAGTGAAACTGGATTTGGTGCTATTTTAAGTCCAAGATTAGAAGTAATACCAAAACAAACTGATGAATCTGGTAGAGTTATTATAACACCTGTTACGCAGATAGATTGTATTAATTAATATGGCTCAAAGATCTTTCAAAAAACAAAAGTGGCAAAAAAGAAGCATATGTACTCTTGGGCCTAATTTTAGATATGATATTTCCAATCCACAAATGGGATTGGATGGAACTGATATCTATAATTTTTATGGTGTTACTGATAAAAATGAAATTAGTCTAAGTGGATTGAGTGCTGGTGGATTATCTAAAATTTATGCTGATGGATCTTTAGAAATTATTGCAGGTCAAAAGAATAAATCTACTGGTGTAGATATAGTTATTACTGGAAAAAATGGAGATGTTTGGATTACAGCAGAAAGAAATGGTGAAATAAGAATTAGAGGAAAAAATATTGTATTAGATGCTGATGAAAATATAGAAATGAGTGCAGGTAAAGATATTAATATAAAAGCAAGTGCTGGGAGAATTTTATTGAAGGCAACTGAAGCTTCAGTTGACGCTCTCCTGGGAAATCTTCCTCCACTACCGATGACTTTTGGGGGAATGTGTTTCGAAGGAACTTATGTTGGTACTGATGTTTTGACAAGTACTTTTACGGGCATTTTCTAAAATGGCAGATAATTCTAATTACGTTAGTTTACAGCAATTTTTTAATGATCATGCCACTTTTTATGCTGGTGTTACCATTTATGGAGAAATAATAACAGACTCTGATGGCATAGGTCAAATTGTTAAAACGTATGAAGAATGGCAATTTGAAAATCCAATTTTAAAAAAGGGTGTTATCGGAATAGAATCTGATACCCGCCGCTTTAAATTTGGAGATGGTGAAACATATTGGAATGATTTATTATATGCTTCTGCACAAGGTTCGATTGGTATTCAAGGACTTCAAGGTCTTAGTAATCAAGGTGTCCAAGGTCTTCAAGGTCTCCAAGGAGATCAAGGTATCCAAGGAGCATTAAGTAATTTTCAAGGAACTCAAGGGTCACTTAGTAATTTTCAAGGAACTCAAGGATTACAAGGTGATCAGGGTACTCAAGGTCTTCAAGGTAATCAGGGTGCATTAAGTAACTTCCAAGGTACTCAGGGGGATCAAGGTACTCAAGGTACTCAAGGAGATCAAGGTACACAAGGTCAACAGGGTAGTCAAGGCACTCAAGGTGATCAAGGTACACAAGGTCAACAAGGTAGTCAAGGAACACAAGGAACTCAAGGTACTCAAGGTACTCAAGGTACTCAAGGCACGCAAGGATATCAAGGTACTCAAGGTCTTCAGGGTGATCAAGGTATTCAGGGTACTCAAGGTACTCAAGGTATTCAAGGACTTCAGGGTACTCAAGGACTTCAGGGTGATCAGGGTATACAAGGCACTCAGGGTGATCAGGGTACACAAGGCACTCAGGGTGATCAGGGTACACAAGGTGCTCAAGGTACTCAAGGTGATCAAGGTACGCAAGGTACGCAAGGTACTCAAGGACTTCAAGGTATTCAAGGTCTTCAGGGTACTCAAGGAGATCAAGGATCTCAAGGATCTCAAGGTACTCAAGGACTTCAAGGTATTCAAGGTACTCAAGGAGATCAAGGTACTCAAGGTACTCAAGGTTTACAAGGTTTACAAGGTGATCAGGGTACTCAAGGTACCCAAGGTGATCAAGGAACGCAAGGAACGCAAGGTACTCAAGGTACGCAAGGTACTCAAGGACTTCAAGGTATTCAAGGTACTCAAGGAGATCAAGGTACGCAGGGTGATCAAGGTACACAGGGTACGCAAGGTACTCAAGGATATCAAGGAACTCAGGGTACTCAAGGAGATCAAGGTACACAAGGCACTCAGGGTACGCAAGGTAGACAAGGAAGCCAAGGTAGTCAAGGTACTCAGGGCACACAAGGTACTCAAGGAGATCAAGGTACACAAGGTACACAAGGAGATCAAGGTACTCAGGGTACTCAAGGTGCTCAAGGTAGGCAGGGCACACAAGGAACACAAGGAACGCAAGGTACTCAGGGTGAACAAGGTACTCAGGGTGATCAAGGTACTCAGGGAACTCAAGGTGATCAAGGTACTCAAGGTACTCAGGGTACTCAAGGTGATCAGGGCACACAAGGCACACAAGGTACTCAGGGAACTCAGGGTACTCAAGGAAGACAGGGAAGCCAAGGCACTCAAGGATTACAAGGAACTCAAGGTGATCAGGGAACCCAAGGTACTCAGGGTACTCAGGGTACTCAAGGAAAACAAGGCACTCAAGGATTACAAGGAACTCAAGGAACTCAGGGAACTCAAGGAACTCAAGGTTTGCAAGGTGACCAAGGTACTCAGGGTGATCAAGGAACTCAGGGTACTCAAGGTGATCAGGGAACTCAAGGAACTCAAGGTTTGCAAGGTGACCAAGGTACTCAGGGTGACCAAGGTACTCAGGGTGCTCAAGGTTTACAGGGAACTCAGGGCACTCAGGGAACTCAAGGACTTCAAGGTACTCAGGGAACTCAAGGTGATCAAGGTACTCAAGGTACTCAAGGCACTCAGGGAACTCAAGGTCTTCAAGGTAGACAAGGAACTCAGGGTACTCAGGGTACTCAGGGAACTCAAGGTAGACAAGGTACCCAAGGAACTCAAGGACTTCAAGGTAGACAAGGAACTCAGGGAACTCAAGGTACTCAGGGGACTCAGGGACTTCAGGGAACTCAAGGCACACAAGGTATACAAGGAACTCAAGGAGATCAAGGTACTCAAGGCACTCAGGGAACTCAAGGTACTCAAGGTACCCAAGGTGATCAAGGTACTCAAGGTACCCAAGGTGATCAAGGTACTCAGGGAACTCAAGGTGATCAGGGTACTCAAGGACTTCAAGGACTCCAAGGATTGCAAGGATTGCAAGGTGCCGCAATTTTTGATGTAGTAGATGATAATACTTCTAATTTTACAAGATATATTTCTTTTATTGAAGATCCAACTATAACTCCATTATCTACAGTTTTCGCATCTTCCGAAAAACTTTCTTATATTCCCAGTACAGGATCTGTTGGAATTAATACTAATGTTATAACTGATAATCTAACTGTAAGAGGATCAACTAGATCAACCGAATTTTATGGTGATGGTGTAAATTTAGTAGGTATTGTTACACAATTAGTTCCTGGTATAGGTATTGATTTATTATCCTCTCAAGAACCAGGAAAAGGCATCGTAACTATTGATGCATATCGCCCAATAGGAAAAACAATTTATGTTTCACAAAACGGTGATGATAATAATACTGGTTTATCTGAAAATTATCCAAAGAGAACCATTAAATCTGCAGCATCTATAGCACTTTTTGGTGACACCATAAAGGTGTTTCCTGGCGCTTATATTGAAGAAAATCCAATAGTTCTGGCAAAAACAGTTTCGGTTGAAGGTACAGAACTCCGCAACTGTGTAGTAACTCCAAAATATCCAGATAGAGATTTATTTTATGTCAATAACGGTTGCCATATAACTGATGTAAGTTTTATAGGACAAAATTCAAAAAATGGTGCAGCAATAGTTGCATTACAACCATTATTGGGAGTAACAACTGATAGATTCTTTGATGGTGCAAGAATGATTCGTTTCAATCTTGATTATATTGCTAAAGAATCTGTTGGTTTCTTAACAAGTGGATTTAGTGGATTTGCGGGCAATCATAGAGAACAAGATGCCGCAAATTTAATTGATGCTAATCTAGATTATATTGCTAATGAAGCAGTTGGATTCTTGACCTCTCCTTTTGGTTATAATTTCACTCTTGGAATCAGTAGTTATACTAACTGTAAAGAAGATATTGTCAGTATTATGCAGGCAGTTTCTTATGATTTAAGAGCAAATAGTAATCGTAAATCAATTGGTGCAGGATATTCATATTTTAATAGTTCTGGTGGATTAATTCATATCACAGGAATTGGCATTTCTCAAGCAACTATTGCTGCACTTGATTATGCGGCGGGAATAGCAACTCACGTAATTAATAATTTAACACCATCAATTTCATATCAAGGAGTAGGAAATAGCATATCCCAAGTTAAAAATCTTTCGGTAATTCAAGTTGAAGGTGGGTGTGTTGGTGTAGGAACAACAGTTAGACAATTAGTTGGAATTGTAACCAATATGATTGGTGCGGGAACAACAACAAATGCACCATTAGTTAGATATGGAGTTACATTAGAAAGTCAAGATTGTGCAGATGATATTAAAGATATATGGAAATGCATTATACATGATATTACTAGAGGTGGAAACTCTAGATCTGTTGCTGCTGGTAAAGCATATTATAATAATGATTGGAGTTTAAAAACTGGAATTCTTAAAAATCCAGAAGAAGTTAAGCAAACTATAGCAACTGTAGACTATTCATTTAATATAGCAAGAGCAGTTATTAATAATTGCTCATGGGGTGGTTATCCTGTTGGATTAGGTACAATAGTTACTAACGCAATCTATGATGCCCAAACTGGAATTACTACAGTTACTGCGATTAATCATGGTCTTATTAAAAATGATCCAGTTAAAGTTCAGGGATTAACATATTCATGTACACCAGGATCTGCTGGATTCCCTGTTGGAGTTATAACAGCATCTTATGATAAGGTGACTGGAATTTCTACGATTGAAACTGATACTCCTCTACCAATCACTTCTGGGGATAGAGTAAAAATACAAAATCTTATATTCGAATGTAATAGTGGTGGAGGACCATCAACTGCAATTTATCCTTCAGGAAATCTTGGATATGAATTCACAGTTCAAGATATTCTTGATCCAAAAACTTTTGTTGTTAATGTAGGAAAATCAACTTTAGATCATAATTATCAATATGGTGGTGAAATTTCCAAACTTTATACCCCAGTTTTTGGTGTTTCTGCAGCAACATATGATAATATAAGTGGAATTGCAACTATTACTGCTGTTGGTTTAGGTACGACTTCTGGAGCACATTTATATATTCAACCTGGTAAAAAAGTTAGAATAGAAAATTTAGTGTGGGAATGTAACAGTGGAGGAGGTCCTTCTACTGCATATTATCCTTCAGGAAATCTTGGATATGATTTTACAGTAATTGCAACAACAGAAAATCGTTATCTTGATGCAGCAAATCTAATAGAAAAAAATAGAATCGAAATTATTGATAAATCTCTCGCATCTATTGCAATTGCACATCCAGATTTTTATTTCCCAAATGATGTCCAAACAACTAGATTCTCAAGATTTAAAGATTCTTATAGATTAATACAACAAAATAAAATAGAAATTGTTGATAGTGCTTGGAGCGCAACTGCATCTGCTTATCCAGGAATCTCAACAACAATCAATAAGTGTAAGCGTGATATTGGTTATTTTATTGATGCAATTTCAACTGATATTTTTACTGGAGGTAACACTTATTCAATAGCATTTGTTAAGCAATATTTTAATAATGGATCTCCAATTTCTAATGGATTAGTTGGGGAAGAGGTTGAATCAGTTTATGCTTTCAATCAAGCAAGAGACTTGATGAAGCAAGCAATAACAAATCAACTCACTATTAAAGACTTAACTATTACTTCAGATCCAGTTACTGGTTTTAATACTGCACCAAATTCTTGTGCAAATGTTCAAAATACATTAAATACTTTAACTTCAATCGTAACAACTGTTATCTCATCTGGTTCATTATCATCAATTAATACGATTAGAAATAATCCAGGTATTTTTGTAACTGGAGAAAATAAATGTCGTAGGGATATTGGATATATTGTTGATGCGGTAGTAAAAGACATTAGATATGGAACTAATAAACATATTAGAGAAGCAATTCGTGCATACTTTAATAAAAATGGATCTCCAATTTCTAATGGATTAATTGGAGAAGAATCTCAAAGTGTAACGGCATTTAATTCTGTTCGTGATTATGCTAAAAAAGCGATTACAAATCAATTAAATGTTAAAGATTTAACTATTATCTCAGATCCGATTACTGGATTTAATACTGACCCAAATTCTTGTGCTGATGTTCAAACAAATATTGACAATTTAATTGGAACACTTACAAGTGTAGTTATTAATGGTAATTTAAATTCATATCCTGCACTTTACACATCTAATAAAGTTAGATTAGATGTTGGAACTTCAACATTAGAACATTTATATATTACTGGAGGATCTTTAACCGCAAATTATACAACTACAACTTTCCCCGATGGAACATTTAATTACATATTCCCAGTTAAATCTGTAGTTGGACCAAATACCTTTGAATTTGTTGCTGGCAAAACAGTTTTACCTCATACTTATGTTTCTGGGGGAACAGTTCAAAAATATACAAATTTCCAAAATAAAGTAACTCAAGTTAAGGATCTTTCTATGCAACCAG